CTCCTTTCTTCGCACATCTGTAATCTCATAGAAGATACGGTGCTTCATTATGATAGGCGAAATCTCACGCCTACCATACCTACGGGCCTCAGTGATTATATCACAGGTACCCACACTCTCCACCTGAAACAGGTGCCGAGCTGTATGACACTTCGCCGCGCAGGCAGCAAAGTGTCTCATGAGATCGAACCGATCCTCCTAGAGGACGGTTTCAATCTGTTCTCCCAGGCTATGTCTGGGGAAGAACAAGACAGACTCTCCGAGCACATATACTCGGAGGGCCTCAATCAACCCTCGTCTGACGAGGGTGACATTGATCTACCCTTCGTGGAGCCTAGCTCCCGAAGAGATATCTACGAGGACCCGTTCCGGGTCCTCGCAGGATGGGCATTTGCCTCTCAGTACGACATGGCTAAGCCACGCGTACTGGTCTGGCCCGGTGGTTGCCACCGGATCCAGGGTAAGATCAGGCCTGAACTATTCAGGTCTGACCGTAAGAATTCGACCTGGTTTACCCAGGTCCAATCCCATGATGAAAAGATGTATCTTCTTTTCAATCATACGCACTGGGGCCATAGGGTCCAAGTTGCGCGCCGCTCTGGAAGAGACGGCAGGGAGAAGGACCCATTGAAGTTCTTCTCTCAAACGTTCTTTAGGAGGATAGCCTACCTACTGAACGGTCGTCACGATCCGATCTGGTCGGACCGTGAGAAACAATTGTTCTGGTCGGACAGCCGACCAAGAAACAAGGTACATCGGGCACAAAGATTGCTCGAAGTACTAAAAACCGTTGATGGACTATTCCTTCAACGGTTTATGTCCTTTCCCGAGGAGGATTGGACATGGGAGAAGTACGACTGTTTCGTACTTCAAGCCATATCGATACTCATATCAGATGAGTTCATCGATGGAGAAGTTGGAGATGAAGTTCTCCAAATTCCTACTTTCTATGCTGAACTAAAGTCAGCTAGAAAAGCGTTCAAACTGGTCATACACCAGGATGAACCGGCATCTCACTTAGAGAGCCTGAATGCTACACCCCGATGGGTGCAGACATTCCTCGGGTCTGCCTGGAAGAAGGCAGCCCGATTATCAGGGTATCAGCGGCTATATGTCGCTGGTACGATGTCCCAGACCAGAGGGTCTGGAACACCACCTCCGCTTGTGATCCTAAGGTCAAAAGCGAGGTTTATAGAGTCTGTGTCGGAGGAACCTCCGACCATGACTAAGACGCAGATATCATTAGTGATATCTGCCCTCGATTCACTCTTGGCTGAATTGCCAAAAGGAATATTCACTGGACTCGCGACAAAGGCGCGAGTAACAGTCACTGGTTCCGCCTGTTGGGAGGAAACCAGGAAGAGCGGTGGAACCGCTCAAGCCATCTTAGATATAATGTCTAAGTATGAGCAATACCATATCCCGGTAAGAGACCTGGATACTGGTTTAGCGGTCGATTATCGTCATAAGGACGATTTCGACTCGATCGGAACAGCCGTCTTTTACGCCTGTCTCGAAGAAGTTCTCAGGACTGATCCTGAAGAACTTCGGAAGGTTCATCTGACTTTAGTCAGTGAACCTGGTAAAGCTCGTGCCGTTACAAAAGGGCACGCAGCCTTGAAGATTGTGCTAGACACAGTCTCCAAGATATGTGCTTGGCCCCTCAAGAAGGGGTTCAAGTCATCCGCATCCGGGATGGGCAGATCCAACCACGGATGGAATCTCTTCAGAGACTTTTTCTCTGAAGGGATGTATGAAGAACTCTTCACAGAGGCAAGATACCTCCGTGAAGAAGACACGTACGCCGACCACGTCGAGCGTCGTGTAGTCTGGGAAGACTGCTTCGCTGGTAGTACAGACTACCAGGAAGCTACGGACCGAATGGTCCACACCTTCGCCGACATAGTCGGTGATAGGTGGATGCGGTTATGCGGGATACCCCGCGTACTGCAAGGAATTGTCCGGGCGATATGTTTTCGCCCGCGGCAAGTATTCTTCTACGGCACAGGACCGTTGAAGAATCTAGGTACCCCTGTAGATGGGGACCTGAGAACAGTCGGCCTACGCCGAGGTGTCCTCATGGGTGATCCTCTTACTAAGGTCATCCTACACTTCACGAACATTATTGCACGTGAAGTGGGATCTTCCATGGTCAATGGAAAGATCTTCATGCCGTTTGCGAATGCAAACGCATGTATTGCAGCCTTCCAGGATAACCTGAAAGGAAGCTGTCCCCCTGAGACATAGATCTCAGGTGGTGCAACGCAGCGCCTCATGTTGAGGCAAGC